CGGTAACTCGTTTACCTCCTTAATATCGCTCTCGCCTCCCCACATTTTTAGCTCGCTACCATTAACAAACGTCGGCCAATTAACTATTAAATTAGCCTTGCCGTCCGGAGATATAACATAAATATTACTATCGCCTTTTTTCTTTATTAATTGCATAACTTGGTTAATTAATATTTGTTTATCGTATATTGGTTTAGTTATAAAAAAATCTGTTAAATCTATATACCCACGCGCTCCGTCGTCCTCAAATAAATGTACCCACTTACCCCCGATCATTATTAAAGGCCGGCCGCCTAAGTGAGTATGTATGCCTGTACTCATTCCGGTATTACCCATAATAGCTAATAGCGCTCCCGGGTTATACCACTTTTGAATATTAGCTTTTATCTTGCTGGCGTGAGCTAATACAAATTCCATTTTAAAATTTGTACCATTAACTTTTACCGTTTCAGTTTCAAAAAATATATAATTACCATAGCCTTTTTTTTCCCAGCCGATATAAGTAGTCCATACTTTGCAAGGAGCCACTAGCGGCGTATCTTTCCCTCCGGCAATATCGTGTCCGTTGTGCGGCCGGATTTCTTTTTTTCCTGTTTTTGGATTAAGCCACTTGCCGTATATCCCAGTCTTTGCGTAGGGCGTCATTCCAAACTTTTGGGAGTAAGTTAATCTATTACCAATATTATTAAATTCGTCTGTCCGGCCGTTCCAAAATTTACCGTTTATAGCAACCGGTAATTGTATTTGAAATGCGTCTTTATAATGGCTAATATCCATATTACTTTTTAAAATACTCGGCGATCTTGGCCCCGAATACTAAGCCGGATAATACTATAAAAATAGTACCTAGTGTAGTATCTGCGCCTTGACCGCTAATACAACGCCATACAGTAGAGAAAGTGAATAACGCGCCCGCTACTACAAGTACAAACCATTTTTGAGCGGTATTTTTTAAATCTTTTTGTTGCATAGATCGCTATTTTTTATGATTAAAAATATCAATAAAGCGATCTAAAAAGCGGTAGCGATAGCCTAGATAAAAACCTATTGTAAGGCCAGAGCTAAACCAAACAACCACTCTTAATAATTCCAGTAACATAAATTTAATTTATTAGATAAATTGCGTAAGCTATAAAGCTAACAAACGCTAGCCCTACAATGGCTAATATATGTATTACTATTAAATATATTTTATTAGTAATTTTCATTTTAAAAATTATTTATAAAAATAACAAACAAGGGACATATTAGACGAATTGTAAACGTGATTTGCAGAAATTGTCATAGTAGCAGTAATTGTGTTACTACTCCAAATAATATTACCTCTAGCGTCGTGTCCTTGAGAGGCTTGTGCTTGAGTGTGTAAATCATTTGCTCCTACTCTAGCGATAACTCCTGTTTCGACGGCGTCGCTACCTTCCGCTCCGGCGCTACCACCCGAATAACCCCTTATTTTAAATATTGCAAATTTTGCGTTTGCTGGTACTGTAACCAAAGTAGTCATACTATAAACACCATCACTACGTGAGTGGCTATCGCTATCAGATCCCATATATTCCCAACTTCCTTTTTGTGTTAAAAGTTCAGTCGCAGAAATTGCTATACCTACTAATACCTCATAAGTTCCTAAAGCAGTACCTATGCTACCGTCGTCTTGTAAATAATAATAATTGCCTCGTGATAATCCGGAAAAACCTTTAATAACAATACCCACGCTACAAACACATTTAGCAAACTCGCCGGATCCCACGTTTTCGCCTAGCAAAACAAAGCCTACAAAATCTAATTTGTCCTCGTCGTTAGCGTCGCATAGCCCTAACCAGCCGCTAGTTTTATCTATATAAACCGGCTTAGGTACACTACTAGCGTCTATTGCCTCGGCCGTAGGTATCTCTATTACATTGTCGCGTAAATAACCGTAGTCCGTATTTATATCCTCGCTAATACCGTCCCCGGCTGTATATTGTGTGTATGGTGTCCCCATATAATTATATTTAGCTAATTGTTAGCGTCCAGTCTATAGTCAAAGTTTCGGTTAAACTTTTATCAACGTCTATAGCAACGTGTGATAATAAAATACCAGTATCTACGGAGCCGGTACCATTAGAAAATACCCCGGCCTCGTAATAATGATCGCTGTCCTCCGTCGCGTGATAAAACCCGCTACAATATCCTAAATTAGCGGCGTTAGTTTTACTCGCTACTGTGTTACGGTAAACCTCTGTCCCTAGTGTGCTATCGCCGTTAGCCGGGGCCGTAGCGTCCGTACCTAGCGCTATGTGAGTAACTAACATTGTATTGTCTGGTGTCCCGGTAGAGGCAAATAAATTATTAACTACCATTGTCCGGCCGACGGTAGGTATTAAATTCTCAACGGCAAATTTTTCTATTTGGCAACGTCTATTTAGATCCCTAATTAGTGGCATTACATCAATACCTTTGGCCCTAAATTCGTTTATTTTTTCCATTAACCGCCATTGATCCGGGGTTTTTATTTTTGCTTTTGTAAATAAATATTTACCAACTAATAAGCCTTGCTCTTTTCTGGTTTTTTTTATATGTTTTATTTGCATATTTTTAAATTAATATTAACCTATTTTACCACCGCCGGCGTCTTTACTGCCTCCTATACAAAATAATCTTTTAAATCCAGCCGGTGTATATGGCCCTACTACAAACTCTACGGCATAGTCTAGCGCTTGCGCGGTAGAACTTTCCCCTATGGTTGCGGTTTCCGGTTGTAAATTATGCGCTGTCGAAGTACTAGCTACATCACTTAATGTCATTTCCTCGTCCGGGTAACTTTCCACTAGATCTATAATTTCGTCCTCTGCTATAGTAATGTCTTGCGTTTCACGTAATATTAATTTTTGTAAAACACTCACTAAATCGGCCGTGCGGGTAGTAATTAAACTAACACTATAAATTAATGTTGTCGGACTAAGTAATTTAGTAGTTACTTTATTTATAATAAAATATTCGTCTATCCCTAAATTTGTGCTATTAACCCGGATCCTCTGGCCCGCCAATAGCCCGGCCGTAGTAGTAACAAATTCTCCCTCGCTTAGAGTTTCGCCGTACGCTTTCATTTCTCCCTCTGCGCGTTGCCTAGCGCCCTCCTTACTATCTATTGTATTATCTACTATTAAATGCTCGTACTCCCCGCTCCCTCCCTCTAGGGTGGCCATACTATTGATATAATCTGTATTTCTAATTTTAACTATAACCGGTAAATATGGTTTTCCGCTTACTCGCATTGTAGCGGCCGCGCTAGGTTTATCGGCGTCTTTAAATCTAATTAATTTTTCTGTAAAATTATGCAACGCGTCGTAGTCGTCGGCCTCATTTAAATAATCTTGTCCTACATTCAATACATTACCGGATAATGTACATTGAAATTCGCTGTACTTATATGGTATATCATATATTGATCTAATACCGTCGGCCTCTATTTCGGTTGTAAATTTTGATCCTAAATATTCTCCCCCTCTAACTACTATACTATTGCGGACTTGGCTATTGTCGCGCCTAATTTTTAGAGATCCTTTTATTAATGTACCGTTATCGTCTTGAATATCTACCGGCGCGTCTACTGTTTGCTGTGCAAAAAAATGTATATCCTTGTCATAATCTACGTACCAATCATAACCCAGCAACCGGGCTAACTCATTTAAGCATTGACTGATCGTTTTATAATTAAATCCTACATAATCTACCATTACCGGGGCCACTACGTTAGTAGTAGTAAAGCCGGCCGGGGCATAATCTGTTATTATACTACTTATAACTTCGGCGGCCGTTTGATTTTCAAAGCTATCCGGGACTAATTTTTGATCTAACAAGCGGGTATAATCGGAGCAAGTAATTTTATGCACAACTAGACCTCCCGCTATCTGATCCGTTTGTATTTTTATAATAATCCCTCCAAATATTTTAGATCCGTCCTTTTGCATTATTACCTCTTGGCCGGCTACCGGAGTATAGCTGTCGCCCGCGTGTGATCTAATACTAAAAAAAAAGCTATCTATTCTCTGTGTAATAATATTTTCTATTTGAAAACTCGGGCCGTACTGTACGGATTTTATTTTTTCTACCGCGTTTATGGTTAAAGATAAGCTCATACATAAAAAATAATTAATCAAAGCCGCATATTATTACTAAGCTCGTCTACAATTTGTTTGCCTATTATTTCTCCGGCGCTTTGATCTAATAATGTATTACCGGTAACATATATATTAACACTACTCCCTACTCTCTTAGCGCTACTATCTTTATGCGTAGGCAAAATAGTTTCCCCGCCGTGTACTACTGCTAATTGAGCGGCCCCTTTTGGCCCGGGTACTACCCCCCCACTATCAAAACTCATTCCGCCACCTCCACCAAAGCCCCCGGGTATACTATAACGCATACTTGCCTTGTACCATTCGGCCGCTTTAATAATTAACCGCTCATATTTATAAATTAATGTACCCAGTACATCAGCTACTTTATTAAACCAAACTATCCACTCGCCGGCTATTAATATTCCATTTTTTAAACCTTTGCTAACTAATGGTAATATCTTTACTCCTAACTGTATTAATTGCGTGTTTAACTGATTTTTTAATATTTGATATTGCGCGGCGTAAGCCTCGTTTTGTTTTTTTACGGCGTCATTCAAAGCATTGGCGCCGGTTTTCATATCACTATATATCCCGGTAACTTGCTCCCCGGTACTTCCCATTAACATTAATACGGCATTTAGAGCCTCGGCGCTACCAAACATTTTGGCTAATTGTTGCTCGTTGCCTCCGGCCTCGTTTGCCAATAACCGGAGCGTATTAGCTAGACCATTATTTTCTACTTGTGATTTTATGCTAGTAATATTTAATTTAGTTAATACCTCTTGCATTTCCTTAGTCGGTTTTTGTAGGTTAGTCATTGCGGCCCGGATCTGTGTATAGGCTACGCTCGCTTGTAAACCGCTAGTAGTCATACCGGAAGTGATAGCCATTAACTCCTCAAACTCTACACCCATAGCATTAGCACTCGGGGCTACTTGGCCAAATCCTTGCGCTAGGGCCGTTACCGTTGTCTTACCATTTTTTACTGCTTTAAATAATACGTCGGCCACTTTGCCACTCTTAGCGGCGTTTAATCCAAAAGCATTTAAAGAGGAAGTCATTAAATCCGTCGCCTCTTGGGTACTACCTAAACCACCTACGGCAAGCCTAGCGCTATTTTCTAATACGTCCATAGCTCCGGACGCCTCAACTCCCGCGCTCCTAATATCGTATAGAGAGCCGGTTAGTTCGTCTAGTGCTACCGGTACTCTATTGCCCATATCTAATATTTCTTTTTTCATATCCTCCATACTCTCGGTATTAGTATCTACTAATGTAGCTACGTTTTGCATTGATTTTTCAAACATCATTGCCGCGTCTGCCGCTTTTTTGCCTATAGCCAATCCCATAGCTCCGGCCGCAATTCCTATTCTTTTCATATTTTTAGCCGTTTCCTTTGACATTACATTAGTATTTTTCATTTGCCTATTCAAAGAATTGAACGCGGCCTCAGCGTTATTTTTTGCGTTTATTACTAACTGTAAATCGAATTTCGTAGCCATAGTTATAAGTTACTATTTTTTTCTCGGCGTATTTCGTCGTCCTGTACCTCCCGCTCTAAATTTATTATCAATAAAAACTCCTCTATTTTTTGGCTATCTTGTCGCTCTAATTGCTCCGGCGTCCAGCCAAAAGTTTTGCATAATACATAATCTATGTATTCCTCGGGAGCGCGGGCGTCCTTGTCGCCAGATAAAAATTTTTTCAAGGCGCCCGCTAAATGTTTGGGAGTACTTTTTTATCAATTTCTTTTATAGCATTTCTAACTAATTCAAAATCCCGATCTTCCATATTATCAAAAGCCTCTATGCTAACCGGTACGTCCTTACCGTCGATAATAATTTTTTCAGTCATTCCTATTGCGGCCGCGTCGTTAGCACGATCTATAGCGTCAATACCTAAACCGGTTACGCTACCGTCGTCTTGTAGTTTTGCATTTTCTACCACGGCCTTGTTAATGGTTTTTTTTAATCCGCGCGTAATGATCTCCCTAATGTGTACCTCCCCATTTGATATTTTTATTACTTTACTCATATGGTTATATACTTGATCGCTCGTTAGTAATAGTTAAATTATTAATTACATTACCGTTAGTCTGGTCGAATAGGGCTGTGAAATTAACTGTCTGTTTAGCTATCTTGTCCAATGCTCTAATTGGCTCCCACGCGTCGAAGTCTACCCGGCTAAGATCTATTAAAAAGTCCGGGTTTTGTGTACCACTACCAATTATTTCGTTAGTGTTAGTTAGCTGTAACCGGAGGGCCTTATAATCTCCGTCTAGTACATAATCCCGGTACGTATCATTTTCAAGGTTTAACTCGATCTCGCCACTAACCTCAATAAAAGTATTTAGAATATCGTTACCCTGTATAGTACCGCAGTTTTCGTCCCGCATTAAATTTTGTTTGATCCGGAGAGTAATACGTTTAAATGGTATTTTAGTAGCGGCGGCAAGGTTGCCGGTTAAGGTGGCAATTTTTAATGTAGCGTGCCTACCTAAAAATTTATATCCGATATTGTCTGTAAAGTCCGAAGTATTGGAGCTATCAGTATGCGGCTGGGCAAAAATATCTACTATTCCTTTTACCACGTCGTCCGGGACGATTGTAATAGTTAAACTATCAACCATTGCTAGCTTGTGCATTATATCCCTGTCCGGATCTTTTAATACCATAGCTAGGCTATCGTGCTGGGCCTCATTACTAAGGCTTAACGTATGCGTATGTGTATCGTCGCCGTTAGCCGCCGTACTTACGGAGCCTAGTAAATTTAATAAAAAGAGGGCCATACTTTCATTAAAAAAGTCTAGCTCTATACTACCCTCGGCGCGTTTTAAAGCTACCGGGGCAACGTTACCGGCGCCGTCTATAGTGCCGTAATCAAGCCTAGATCTGGCCTTTACTACGGTATCTCTAATGTTTTCGCTGGCTTTAGGTACCCATACGGAGGGAGCTACCCCGGCGCCCCGCACGGCCTCTACGCCTAAACCTAATTTAACCAATCGTCCTATAAATTTTGACATACAATTATTTATTATTAAGTTATTAATTCTGTATCAATCTCAAAATGACAACGTATATTTATCTCTGCTACCCTGTGGCTAACCTCCCTATCTATATATCCCCACGCGCTAGGCGCGGCCTCCATATAAAGAAAACTGTAGCCGGCCGGCGTAGCAAGTCCGGATAAATCCCAGTTTTTATCTAGATCATCAAGTACACTATCTACTAATATCCTCATAGCCTCCTCTGCGTTCTCTATACTAACCTCCCCGCCTCGTTCATTAAATATCCTTAGCATAAAGCCGTAAGCCCGGCCGTTCTCTGTAGTAGTATCAAAATCGCTTTCGTTTCCGGAGGGAGTTAAGGTAACAAACGGATCCCCGGTAAATTTTTCAGTTTCCACTAAATACACGTCCTCGATATTATCGTTTGCTTTTATAATATCTCTCAAAAATTTTGCTAATTCTTCCCACATAAATTATTTTAACCTTTTTAATTGTCTATTTACATTGTCGCGGAGCAACCGGTTAATGCTGGCCTCGGCTTTTTTAATAGCTATTTCCATATATGGCTTACCCCCGGCCGGTGTTCTCGCCTTTCCTCCACCCCGGATCCGGTAAGTTTTACCACCTATTACCTGTACTCCCTCGTGGATCCATACTGCATATTTTGTTTTAGGTTGGATTGTGGCTTGCGTAAAATTAAATGTCGTATAAATACTAGCCCGGAGCCTCCCGGTATCTACCGGCGTCGCTATCTTTGCCTCCCGCTCTATCAAATACGCCGCTTTTTTTAATCCGTCGTCTAGTGCTATTTGTAATAATCTCGGCGCCCGGGTAGCTAGTTGCTGTACCTTTTTACCTTTTACGGTTAATGATAAATCCATATTAATTTACTTCCTCAATTATTACTTTTTGAAACTCGATTGCGCCGCCGTCGCTATGTGTGGTAACTCCTCCTCGCTTTACTCTATAATATTTACCAGTAAAATAATCTCGTAGCCTATCGTGTTCTTTAATATCTATCCCGGCGTCGGCAAAAATCATAAAAGTTTTACCCATTACTCCCCCCATAAGTGCCGTTTTTTCGGCCCCTATAGGCTGTAGATTAACTTTTGCGCCGGTTACGGTACTATATATACCCTTAAACGTCCCTCCCACCGCTACGCGCCGGCTAATAATTATACTACTTGTTGCTAAATGTGCTAATTTCATATTTCAATATCCCTATAATGATCTAATATATTATAAATTCCTAGCGGATCCGCTACCTCGTCAATCTCTTTAAATGTAAAACTTAGATCAGCTACTTTTTGCGATTTTATCGGGCCGCCTTTTAATGGTTTTTCTATAATTTTGGCCGCTAACATTGTCGCGCATAATTCTACGTCGGCCGGTACGCTGGTATCTACTTGAAAATACGCCGTTACTTTTATACTCCGGATCCGTTTAGGAAAACTCCCCGCGCTAGAATTATCAGTTAATACCAATCTTTGTTTTTCGGTTTCATTTAATGGGTAGGCTAAATAATCGTTACCGTGGCCCTCCTCTAGCGTATCTCTCGTATCGCCGTCCACCTCTAGTATGCTTACCTCGCTAGGCGTACCGGTAAAACTATCAATAATAATATCGCTAGATCCGTCGCCGTCATAATATTTAGTAGTTTCGGCCGCCGCCTCAAAAGTTTTCCCGGTGTAATTGTCAATCCATTTTTGTACTCCCGCTATTACTGTAGTAATAAAAGCGCTTAGGCCGCTAATATCTACGCCTAAGTATTTTTCTATATTACCCTCTGTGGTATAGGCCATATATTTAAAATTAATCTGTTAATTTTTTTGTATAATTGTCGTCCTGTGTATCGGAGCCTCCCGGTTTTTTACCCTCAAAATAATTTGCCGCATTAAATGTCCCCGGTTTTTTTCCGTTATAAATATCCTCTGTAACATCAAAAATTAAAGTTTTTAATCCTTGTTCAAAATCAGTTACTATGCTATCAGTAATATTTAAACTGTCGGTTAAGTCTTTTATAAAAGTTACAATTCTGCTAAAACTATCAGTTATGTTTTGTACGTCCTCTAAATTTTTTAATAATAATATTTGCGCGTCTATACTATCCGTTATGTTTATACTATCAGTTATATTTTTGCCGGTACTTTTTTCTATTGTATCAATAATAGTAAATGCGTCGCTCAAAGTTTTTATTATATCAGTTCTAAAGCTATCAACTATATTTAAAGTATCGGATAAATTTTTACCGGAAACTTTAGCTAGAGCGTCTACTATATTTAATGTATCAGAATAATTTAAATTTATTCCCTTTGCTATACTGTCGGCTAATATTATACTATCGGATAAATTTTTGACTATAGTTTTTATTTCGCTATCGCTAATTGCTACTATATCGCTAATATTTTTACCTATCGTTTTTTCGGCTATTTCCGCAATACTTAAATTATCACTCAATGCCCTTACGTATTGTACAGTCTTAGCTAAACTATCTACTAAATTCATAGTGTCGCTAATATTTTTTTCAACTACTTTAGTTATTGTATCGGCTAATATTAAATTATCACTAATATTTTTTTCTGATCCTTTACTAATACTATCTGCTATATTATGGGTGTCGCTTAAATTTTTATCAACTACTTTGGTTATACTATCGGTTATATTAAAACTTTCGCTTAAACCTTTTTCGTGATCCGTGCCGGCTGTTGAATAAGTTGCATAAATAGAATAATATAAGGAGCTGTTATTTAGGTTCATCGGATTTGGGAACGTTGGCCACGAAATTTGGCCGTATCTACCTTGATCAGCGTCCCCTCCACTATCATAAGCCCTATAAACTTGTTTATTACTTTCGCCGTCATATATAACGGCAATTAAATAATCAGTATTGCTACAAGACAATGTTGTAGAAATGTTAGAAACTACCCACGCCCAATCGCTACCCAATGCCTGACTATCGCCTTGCGGACTTAATAATGCCTCAGTACTCTCTGTATATAATGCCCCTTTCATATTAGTTGATGTATCGCCATATTTTGTATAAAAAGAAATTGAAGTTACCGTACCACTCACTCCAGGGTTACCGCTCGTCGCTCTTAAAGTATCTACAGTATCATTTCCGGTAGAGCCTCCAATGCTTGTATATCCAAAAGTTGGATCAATAATTACAGGATAAACTGCCGTGTCTAAAAATTCTTGCGGGATAATAATAGTAAGTATTTTTTTATCAACATTAATATTTAATTCTCCCCAAATTTCTTTACCGTCTTTATCAATTATTTTAGGCCGGTAAATATGAAATGCCTTGCCGGCGCGGTAATTTTGCATTTTTATTTCTTTCCCCACCTCATTATAAACATTTTTCATTTTAGAATAATCGCCAGCTTTACTATTATGATAAACTGCATAACTCCCTATCACATTTTCCGGCCGCTCATTTCCCTCATCTTTTTCCTCTTTTGTTAATTCCCCTTGATAAAAAAAATCAAGTCCTTTGGTTTCTATACTCATTTGTATAATATTGCTTTTCGGTTTTTTCTTTAATAAAATTTCAAATTCATACGCTCCGGTTTCTTCATTAAACCCGCCTTTATCGTAAAAATGCGCCTCTATATCTTTTTTAATGTACTTAATTTTTTCTTTTTCTGTAATAATTTGCGGCTCGGTTGCCTCCTCGTCAATCAATCTAACACTTAAATTACACTCGTTGTCCCAACGCTTTATTTTAACCTGTGGTAAAAAATCGTCTTGCAATAAGTCCCCTATTTCGGTTTCAAATTTATTCCTTTCCTCCCCCACCTCTTTAGCAATAAAAGTATTACGATCGGTGGTATACCGCTCGTCTATTTCAACGGTTTTTTGTAGCGGTATATCTAACATATATTATTAGCTAGCGCCGAAAGTGATAGTCCAATTAATTTGCAATGTATCACTAGCTCCCTTATTAATTGCCGAAAAACTAGCGTAACAAAACATACCTACTCCACTCGCCGCGTTAAAAATCCCGGCCTCTGTAATTGCCGCCGTAGCGTCGCCGGCCGCCCAGTCGCCTACTACTACTATATCATTATCGGCTACCCCGGATCCCTGTGTATTTGAAGTGATCGCGTTCCGATCGTTTTCGGTAACTAAACTATTATTACTAGCTCCGCCACCGGTACCAGTCCCTACGGCCATATGTGATATACCAGTATCGCCGCTATCACTCATTTGATCGGCCACTAATCTATCGCCAAACGTAGTAATAGTATTAGGTGTACGCCTAATATCTTTTACTAGCCGCTTGTCTTTTATATTGCCGTCTGGCCCGCGTAGTATTAACTCTACGTGTCCGGCAATACCTAGCTTGCTTTTGTATTCCTCTTTTTGCATATGTTTAATTATAAATTATTTTAATAAAAGTTTATCCGTTAAGTTTAATTATAAATTACCAGTCTTTCTCGGCGTCCTTGATTTTAGCCTTTGCGTCGGCTAGTTGTCCGTCCTTGTATTCGCTTATGGCCTCCTCGTTGCGCTCCACGTCGCCCGCGCGCATATGGCGGCAAGCTCGTTTAAATTCAAGCTCTACCTCGGCCCCGGCCTCTAGCATTAAACCACTTAGCATAAATGGCCTAATAATTTTAACTTTTAAATAGCGATTATTGGGGGTTTTTGGTGTCCCCTGTGTCGTCAAGTTTTTTTCCTCTGACATATTTTTTTAATTTAGCATTAGATCGCCTAACCATTTTATCGGTTATACAAGACAACCAATTTATAGACGGACTAATGACTTTATTATTTAATTTGCTATTTTTAATTTCCATATTGTAGCGCCGGGAGGCCGACGCTAACATATGTAAACTAAGGTAAAGTCTACGGTATAGATTGCAAGCACTTAATAGCGTTGCCCCAAACGACGTTACCGGCTACACGCTCGACTACCCGGATAGCTGTTTTATCCTCTTTAAAGGCGGTAGTTTCGTGCTGTGATAGTAAAACGCTAATGCGTTTACGATCGCCCCAGTAATAACCCCATTTGAAGTCCCCAATATAAACTTCGTCCTCCGGTAGTTCGTCCAACTCCTCATATGGACGTCCTACAAGAGTAGGTGGTTTATCTAGGCTACTATTTTCTTGCCAAATATAGGCGCCGTTATTATCCTTTTCCTTATCAAGACCAAGTAGGTTATTGCTATGGAGCAGGATTTTTGAACGCTTACGATATACTTTAGCCAGAGAATACTTTAGGATTTTTAGATTGTCAAACCAAGATTGACCATTATCCCAAGTAGGCCCGCCAATAGTACCAGCGCCTACGGCTGTAGTTAGTCCAGTAGGTTGTCCGGTACCTGTACCCTGTGCAAAAGCGGCGTCCTCTTTATCGGCAATCCGTAAAGCAAACTGCTTAATAATTAGCTGTACCATATCTACGTCCTCGGCGTCCTCAATTAACTCGTCCGTGGAGTACATAATAGCCGCTAGCTTATAAGCGGTAAGCTGTGGTTGTCCGAAATGAATAGTAGTAGTAGATTTTGCCGCTCCCTCATCAGTCCAGTAGACCTCTGGCCCACTAACTATGCTAGAGTAGTCTTTAGTCTTGCGTTTCATAGGCACTACATTAGCTACAGATCGTACTATTGTAATGTCCTCTAGTTCTTTGATAATTTCGCCGGCAAACTCATTAGGTACTAAATACCCACCGTCGGCACTAACGCCCTCGGATAGAGCCTTTACTGCGCTTAGGTTATTAGTAACACAAGCGTAATAAAAACCGGTAATTTTTTCGTCCTTAGTTAATTCGTTACTATCAATTTCTTTACCACCCAATAACTCCGATAGCTTACTATCAACTGGGTTATACAATTTCATTAATCGCTCAACTTTCTCATTGACTTCTTTTAACTTCGTTTCCCCGCCAAGTTTTTCATTGATAGAGGCGGCAATAGTATTAACTATTTTTGTTGCCTCGGCGTCAATGTCTTTGGCGTCTGCGTCTGCGTCTGCGTCGGCTGGCTTATCGCCACCCTCGGCCGGCGGATCTACTGGCGGATCTACTGGCGCGTCCTCGGCTGGCTTATCGCCACCCTCGGCCGCCTCACTATCTTCCTCTTTAATGTAATGCTTTACACCATTGATTAATATATATTTCTTTTTCATTTATAAATTTTTTCTAGTAATTAATTTTTTAGGCGCAATATACGCTAGCCTTTTTTGATTTCTCGCAAAATTAGGTTAGCGTTTTTTGCTATTTTTTGTAAAGCCTTACGCGTAGCTTGATCGCAAGAAATTTTTACATTTTCTCGCGCCGGCTCGACGTATACCTTTAGATCTCGGCCTTTCTTTATTTTATCCCGCGCGCCTCCTCCGTTTGTTACGTCCCCTAATATGGCCTGTAACTCGGTAGCGGTTTTAATTATTTCTTTTTTATTATCCCCGGACAATTCCTTGCCGTCGTAAAATTTTCTAGCATATCTAGCATAATGTACTAAACTCTTTATTACTGATCGTTTATTTTTGCTCTTTGGTTTAATTATGGTAGTCCCTACGGTTTTATTAAGCCACTTAATAACTCCGCCTACCTCCTCCTTACTTGCTTTTTTAGCGTTATCAATACTGTTTTGTATCACTTCGGCGTTAGGATTTGCCGGTACTGGTACGGCGCTAATTTCGATCAGTTCGTATTTACTAATAATCGGCCAACCGTCGCCCTCGCGTAAAATTCTCCCTTGCTCGTCGCGCTTATAATGTATTATAAAACCTACACTAAAAGTCTTTAAAATTCCCTCATCAAACATTTTCTTAATTTCCCTGGCCGTTTCTGTAATTTCGTGAAAAACCGGATCAAATAAAAGCCGTTTGCCTTGCCGATCAACTTTAATATTTTTAGCTATACCAATAGTATTTTGTGGCATATTACTATGGCCGGCTTGTAGTACTGGATTTCTTTTGAAATTTTTTAAGTCCCATTTCTTAATATCCAAAACCTCCCCCGATCTATCTAAGGTTTCGTCGGTAGCTATAGCCGTCATTTTTCCGGCTACTTTTTCTACTGTCATTTGTAATGAATTTATTGTTTGTGGCAATGTCATACGTTTATACTTATTATTATTATTTAATGACTGGGATTAATGTACACCTACAATTAGCGTGCAATGGCGGATATACAATATCCTCATAAGAAAATTCTAATTTATTGCCGTCCGTATCAGTCATTGAGCTACCCTGTTTAAAAAATTTACCGCCTAGCTTAACAGTTTTGCCGTCCATTGGTCTACAAAATTTACAAGTCCGCTCGTCTTTGGCGGTTAGCCATTCTTTTTTATCTACTACGCCGCTCTCTTTATAGGATTGCTCGTGGCTAAATGAAGTAGCCCGGGTTATTTCTGTCCGCGCGATCCGGATAGATCTATATTTACTCATATCCTTAAATAAATCACTAACTCGATTTCTGATTTCTGGTATACCCTCGCCCTCATTTACTCCCTGTGCTAATGCCTTACCTAACTTTTCGTTAGTGTGCTTAGTCATATCAAAACCAAATTTATAAATTCTAGTTTTTAAATAACCCTCTACGGCCGGGTTTTTAAGATCTAGCACATCATCAATACCTAATAAATCAAACGCCTCACTCGATTGATCTTTTACTAGCTCCGATAAAACAGGCATATATAATCGGAGGCTTGCTTTGGCGTGTTCTTTAACATCAAAAATATAGTCCTTTGGGTTTATAGCTTTTTTAGGTAAGCGCCCTAGCATTTCCTTGCGTTGTTTTTCAAATACTCCCTTAATAATATTTACCATTTTTTTCTCATAGTTAGTATGTATCTGTCTAACTATTGCCTCGAACTCGTGCTTTTTTTCTTGTATGCTCTGGTTAGCTTTATTAACTAAGTTAGCCCGGACGATCGGATATAAATTTTTTCTTAAGCCCTCGGCTATTTTCGTTTTCATTTTTTCGGTTATCTCATTTTTAATAATCTGCTTTTTATAACGACGGTAAGCGGAGCGGACTATGGTCTTATGTAAACCACGTTTAGACAATTCGCCTTTTGATCCATTTATCTCTACTAAATTAAGCGGCCCCATTACTTTATCGCCGCCGTCAATCGGCTCTAGTCCCTCGGAGCTACGTACTTCGTTGGGAGTTAGCCACCTATTTTTTATACCGCTTTCATATCGCTTTAATTTAAGCTCCTCATTTTCCGGTACCGGATCCTCAAAATCTAAAAAGTATTTACCGGTATTATCAAATTGCGTAACGTAAAACTCGTTTAACTGCTCTATAAAACGGATCATCATAGGCCGTATTTTACGTAATGCAAACACGTAATTACCAGCCTCGGCGTTAGATCTATTAACGTCGTCGGTAATAGCTACTACGCTTTTCGGTACTCGGAATATACTAAATATTTTATCGCGGCTAAACTTTTGTTGCTGTATAAAATCCATATCCTTTTGAGTAAGGCCCATAGGTTTCCACTCTAAGCCATTCTCTAGGATTAATGTTTTGTGTGCGTTTGAAATCCCGCGATATTTTTTATTAATTTTTTTCTCTAAATTTTTAAGCTGGTTTTTTGTTAATTTTTTATCGGTAACAAATTGGCTATCCGGTCTAGCACTATTATAGAAAAATTTACGGTTATACTCCTCGGCAAATATTTCTATATCTGCGGTACGCGCGGCCGCCTCTAGTGTCCCCTTGCCTCTAAATTGACTAAGCGGATCCGGGTACCTAAGCATAACTACCTCCTCCGGTTTTAATGTAAGTGTTTTACTTTGATCTACCCGGTAAGCATAGCCGCCTACCATTTTTCCGTCCTTGCCCGGTAATACTTTCAAACGATCGGGGCGGAGTAAAAGCATTTGATAGGGTACGTCTTTTTTAAATGTCGGGCTTTGCGCGTAGCTAATAAACCACGGCGCCTCGCCGGTTAATTCTAAATACTGTGCGCTACTCCATAGCATATCGAATTTTGTAGTAAAATCATTAGCCCGGTAAATACTATCTATAATTTCGCTTGTCGGCTCCTCCTCTACGGTCTTGCCGTCGTTAGCAAATTTATATAATTTTAATTGCATTGCTCCTATTTCGTCGGCTATAGCAGTAACACAAGAATAAATAAAACCGGTACAATTTTTTAGATAGTCTTGAGTTTTCATTTTTGGCGGTACTTCGCCAATAAGTAAACTTGTACGATCTAAAATAAAATCGCCCGGATCATAGGAGGATTGTTTTTTAAGTTGATTTGCGGCTATTGCTATTTCGCTAAATATATCCATAAATAATCCTTAATTTATAAAAAAACTACGCGGGCTATATTAGCACGCGTAGTCTAAGTTGCGATCAAGAATTTTTAGAGTTTATGGAGCCTACGGCTCTCGTAGTCCATATACCTATAATAGCACTTTTTTATATTCTAGTCAATGTTGATAACTTTAATATATTTCCAGTCTGCCAAAAGTAGTATAATTTACGTATACAAAACCGCCGCAATGGTAACATTTTATTTTAAAATGGGAGCCGGGCTTTAATAAAACCTCCCGGGCCAATAATTTTTTACAATAACTATGCGGGCAATGTATTACTATCTCGTTTCGCATAGGTTTGCATAGATTGTCTTTTTTTTTGCTAACCATTTTTGCTAATATTAAATATTAATATCGTCCTCTATATCCTCCCATTGCTCCTCTTTTCGGCGCTCCTTTATTTCCTCGTCGCTTTCCTCCTCCTCCTCGTCCTCCTCCTCGTCGTCCTCCTCGCCTATTTCGGCAAACGCTAACGATATACTACTAAATGGCTCGCCGTGGCCCTCGGGAGTTTCTACGGCTTTTAAATCATTATCCACTACTAAAATTTGATTAACTAAACGATGTAAATTAATTAATTGTATATTTTCATTCGTGGCCGCTTTATCCCACGCCGTTGCTAAAGAAAAT